CGCCCATTTTTTCTAAAGTATCGTAATAATTATTCTTTGCCCATGACAAAGCAGAGAAATCGATACCTTTACGACTATCAAAAGTATCACCCATATCTACGATTGTAGTAATTCCTTCCTTCAATAAAGTAGGAAAGAATACATCGTTATAGAACTTCAGAAAATAATCATGAAAAAGTTTTGAATTCTTTCGTGCTCCAAAGTGCTGATCCGTAATAATAGCGACTTTCATTCAATAACGAAGTTTAGAGTATACTGCATCCTTAATTGAATTATAGTCTGAAGAATTAGAACCGTCAAGTCTGTCATCACAAAAAACTTCAGAGAATCCAGTCTTTTCAAGAATTTTATTTTTAATTTCTAACTGACGCTTTTCTCTTTGAATGCGACGAAGAAAAGCATAGTGAATAATTTGAGTAAAATAAGCAAATGGATTTTGAGATTTTTGTGGATCGAAATTATGAATATATTGAACACAATTTTCAATTCCATCACAAATCATATCATCCTTAAACATATAGTTGACAAAATTTGGCTTGAAGGATAAATGAGTTGCAATCTTCAAAAAACACTCACCAAGATAATTTGTAATTCTTGGTTTTGGCTTACCTTTTTCTGCAGCAATACGAACCATCTCTCTGTAATCAATTAGAGCTGACAGAAATTCTTTATTATTAACGTAATGCTCGGACCTTTTTCTTTTGGTCATAATTGCTGTGGTTATCATTAAGTCTACTAATATAATATGTAGATATTATAACATTTTAAATTACACTTGACAAGACCTCAAGATACCGATACAATTACCTTTGTGGAGGTTGATAACACCGGTATTAGCTATTTTTAAAGATCTTTTCTAGTATCTCTTTAGCATCATTCACACTAGAAATATATCCCATCTTTCTATCAATCTTTTTCTCATTGCCACCCATTGTCTTTGTATCATATTCTTTAGAAAAAGATTGATGCATAGTAATCATTTCAATATCAGTTGATTCCGACATTGTAAGAATATCTTCTAAGTTTAATATAAACATATTATCTGTAGTTGTTTTTAACCAAGGTTCTATTTTATATCCAACTACTCCGTTTTTTGATTTAATTTCAGAAACTATAATAGGATTCGATACAAGTAACAAAGTTCTATCATCTTCTTCTGTTGCAGCAACCTTACAAAATATTTCTTCACCTGTTTTTAATTTAAGTGTTGCATAAAAATCATCTTCAATCACTTTATATTACCTCCTTGGTTTTTAATTTAATTGTAATTATTTCATAATTAAAATTTTCTTCGTTATAGATTTTAATTCTTTCTATAAAATGATTTAAAGTATAATTTTTTCTAGAATTATTACTGCAATCATCAGCAATATCATAAAGAGTTGCTTTTACTTTGTTTTTTCCTTTTCTAAGAACTCTTCCAATACTTTGAAGATTTCTGACCCTAGATTTACTTGGTGAAGCAAAAATAACATTGTGAAGATTTTTAATATTGATGCCGGTTGAAAAAGTTCCGTAAGAAGCAACAATTATTGCATTATTTTCTCTTTCAGTAATCTCTCTAACTAATTCTCTTTCTTCAGCATCCACACCACCGTGAATAAAAAATACTTTACGATCATTTTGCTTATTAGTATTTATCTTTTCGTATAAAATGGCTCCGTGAGTTTCTACACGACTATACAAAACTAAAGTATTACCTTTTAGATCTAAAGCAAGATTTTTGATGAAATTGTTTCTTTGATCGTGAGAAATTAAATATTGAATTTCATCTTCATAGGTTTCAAACTTTTGTGGTAAGTGTTTAAGAACAAGACATTGAATATCTAATTGAGATAAGTGTCCTTGTCTCATTAATTCATCAGTCTTTGTAACTTTATATGACGGACCAAATAAACCCTCCAATACCCACTTATGAGTTTGAGTTCCATCCAGAGTTCCAGTAAAACCAAATCTATATTTTGCGTGATGAAGTTTAGTCATAATCTCAATCAGAGATTTAGACTTGAATAAATGTGCTTCATCACCTATAATTACACCATAGTCCTCAAAGAATGAACGTTCTAGTTTATATACAGATTGCCAGGTTGTAATTGTAACTGGAAATTCGTTCGTTTTTTCTCTACCAGAATAGATACGGTGACAGTATGAGTCAGCATCCCAACCATAATCCTGGAAGTCCTTATACATTTGCTCTACCAAAGATGTCGTTGGAACGACTAAAAGTATTTTTTTGTTCCTATCAACATAGTATCTCACTATCGAATAAATCATCAGAGATTTGCCTGATGCAGTGGGACTTATCAATAGCTTTCGATTATGTCTTAGAGCATCGTATACTCCCTCTACTTGATACGAACGAGGAGAGTGAGAGCAAATAGACTGCATATAGTCTTTGACACCTTCGTATGAAATTCCTTCATTAACTTCAAAAGGCTGTCCGTAAAACTTATTATCTTCAAACTTGTAGGTATATCCGTATTGTTCGCAAAAATTGACGATCTTATCTAAGAGTCCAACATAAATTTGTTTGGATCTCATATCATATAAATGAATTTCGCCGTTCCAATACTTACTGCGATACTGAGGCATAAACTTTGCCCCAGGAACCTCAAACTTGAAATGATTTCTCAGTTCATACTCAATGTGAGGTTCTGTATTGATTTTTAAAAATACTTCGTTTGATTTGGATATGACAAGATCAGTTGTATTCACGATGTTTTAATCATCTGTGAATATTTATTCACCCCAGTCCAGCGTTAAATCTCATAAATTCAATTGCATTCTTAATTTGATATGTTCTATTTTGAATCATTTTTAAAATACTTTCAATATAAGTAAGCATTGTGTCGTAATAATCAATTTTCAAACAAACAGTTGAAAGTTTTTCATCCGCATCAAGATACTTTTGCATGGTATCTTTGTCACGAATTTTTTTAGGAAAAGGATCTTCTACATAAGTTTCTGGGTCTGCTTTTCCAGAATAATATTCATACCGTTGGTGCCTAATATTTTTTCTTTGTTGTTCGGCTTTTTTTCTTAAAAGAAATATTGTATTATAAAGATCAAAATATTTTGCATGAAGCATTGGGATATTTAAAGATTCTGTATGTAAATTATCTGAGTCTATTTTTGAATCTTTTTCCCACATTTCTTGAATTGTGTCAAGATCAATACTCATAGTAAATTGTTGCTCATATCTGTTATTGTGTAAATAGTATACTTGAATGAGACCTCTGCTGTAAAGTATTGTATGTCTTGTGCTGTAGCATCAAATTTCAGTGAAGACAGAGTATATGGAAATAAATCATAAAAAACCACTTTAAAATTTGAAGTGTTATTATTTGTTAATACCAACAGAGTTCCATCTGAAAATAAAGGTATATCACTTTCTTGAATTGTTTTTTGATAATATTGATCATAAATTCCAGATCTGTAAAGATTATATGTTTCGTTTAATTCCACTGGGTGACCCAATCCACGAATCCATTTTTGAATCTCCATATAATTTTCTAAATTTTCGTCAACCAAGAAAGTTAAATTTAAATCACCAAAAGATACCTTATCACCTGGATGTGGTAATGGTCTAAGTCTAGTGGACTGTTCTGCAATTCCTAAATTAATATCTGGAATATTTACTGCATTGCCCATAAAAGCCACTTTAGGACTTTTATTTAATATAAATTTAAATCCTAATGGAGATAAAAAATTTCTATTTTCAATCGTATTGTCTTTAGAATTTATTGCCATTTTTTCTAATTATTTAGATAAAAAAAGAGGGTCCGAAGACCCTCTGATTAAACTTTGTGAATTTAAATCACATGAGGTTCTTAACTTGTACTCTTCTGTAATAGCGGTTGCTATTGGTGGTAAGAGCTCCGAGACCCTTGTTAAGACCTTCTGCAAATGGGTTAGCAACAAGACCATAACGGGTCTTAAAGCCAATCTTAGGCTGGAAGGTGTTCTCACCAACGGCACGAACCATTTGGAGAGGAACATATGGGCAGTAGAAGAGACCTGCATCATAAGGGGAAGAACCCTTATAACCGACAACGTAATACTGCTCAGGTGATACGTTTGCTGCGTATGGGTCGATGTACACGCGGAACTTACCGAGAAGAACACCAGCAAAGGTGTTACCAGTGTCATCAACATTGAGGTTAGCATTGAGTGCTGGGGTGTAATCAAGAACACCAGCCATGCTCAGTGCCGAAGCAACGTCTGCAGAACACATGATAACATTACCCTTTCCTCTACGAGTTCTTTGTGCGATAGCGTTGGCATCGCGCTCGATTTGGAATAAGAGACCCTTGAACTTTTCAACTGACCAACGACCGTTGGAGTCAATATCAAGGTCGAAAATACCCTGAGAAGCAACATTAGTTGCAGCACCTTGCTCAGCAACCTTATAGATGGTTCTGATAACTTCTCTGTTGATTTCAGCGAGGATCTCAGTTGAGAGAATGTTAGCAAGTTCTGCTTCTGCATTCAGACCGTGAATTGCCTTGAGGTCCTGAGCGAGTTCTAATGAGTACTCGGCTTTCAGTGCTCTTGACTTTGCTTCAACGAGAACTTTCTCGATTGAGAATGCCATTTCGTTGAATTGTCCACCAGAAGAAGTACCAAGATCTTCTGATTGGTTGGTTCTCATACCCTGACCAACATTGTATCCTGTTGAGGATGCAGTGCCAACTGGGTTGAGGAGACCTGGGTTGCTTCCTGCCTGTGCAGTAGTACCCATACCTGTAGCAGCATCAGTGAACTGTGCTGTGAGGTTGTTAGTTGCGTTTTGACCAGAATGTGCGGTATTTACTTCGTCGAAGAAAGCTTCCGAACCATTCTGACCATTGTAACGCGAACGCATTGCAAAGATGAGTCCAGTAGGACCATTCATTGGTTGAACGCCTGCGAGGTCATATGCAACCAGATTAGGCATTGCGCGTCTGATCAGTGAGATCAGAACAGGGTCGAAACCAGCAACTGGGCCGCCAGGAGCAGCACCACCGCTAAAACCGGTAGCATTAGCTCCAGCACCACTTGCTGAATATGAACCAGTACTGTTGGTTGGAACGGTTTCCATCAGGAGACCGCTGCTTCCGAATGAAGCTTCTTCTCTTAAAAATCTTTCTTGGTTTTCTAACAGGACGGCGGTTACCGCTCTACGATGGGAATCTTTGATTGGATCAAGACCCTCATAGTTAAGGAGAGGTGCCCACTTTTCCTGCAGATGCTCTGA